GTTAACTGTAAAAATTGAGCCGTCGTTATCCTTTGGCCTGTTTTTTATTGTTTTGGAAAGCGCGTTGCGTATGTCGTACATATCAAAAAGCGCGTCCGATATTTTTTCTTTAAGCATGACTCTTTCCTTTCAAGGTTCGGTTTTAAATCGTTCGGGGAATACTAAAAATTCGGCGCGCTTAAATGCTCGCTCTTCTTCGTGGTAATGCCATCGGGTGGGCAATTCTCTTTGGCTTTCGGTGTCCTTTAGCGTGACAAGGAAGCCTGACTCTGTTTTGAAAACCCGCGCAGCGAGCGCGTCGGCCTCGTTTGTGAATGTTTTTATGGGGTGCATAAGCGTGACTCTCATTATGTGTGGAAGGATTGAATGTAGCAGGTACATTCGCGGGCAAAAATACCCGCGCGAATGGTTGACTTTTCCTTGTGGTTATTGTTTTCGGGCTTCTTCGCGGCCTTGCTGGATCAACCGGCGCGCCTCGGCGCGGTCGTCTATGCGTTCGGCCTCTATCATGCGGCGCAGCGTCTCGGCCGGTGTGGTGCCGCGTTCATATCTATGGCCGGCGTTTATATATTCGGATTCTGTGTGCATCATTTGGCCGGCTCCATTATTAGGCGTTTCAATTCTTTGATTGTGCGGCCTGTCATGGCCGACAATTCTCGAAGGGTGAGGTTAAGGTGCCGGTCGTAATAATCGACAATGTCGGCCGGTGTGCTGGCGTGGTTTGGTGTTTGGTCTTCCATGGTTTCCCCTTTAAATTGTGCAGCATCCGCAACATGGCGCGTCTTCGCAGCGTCCGGCCTTGTTTCTGTAGTATTCGCGGCCATTGCCGAAATTGAAAACATGGCTTACATAATCCGCGCGGATATTGTGCGGGGTGGTAAAGCTTAGGCGGTCTTCGTCTTCGTCGGTGTGCCAAGCTTTGCGCGTGACAGTGTCAAAAATTATCTCGTCTCCGGCTCGAATAGGCGCGCCGGTGCGCGCGTCCTTTCCGGCGTATTTAGCTATCATTTTGGTTTGCATGGTTTCCCCTTTAAATATATTGGCAATCCGGACAGCGCGGCCATCCGTCGGTTGTGTCCCATTGTTCGCGTGGTGTAGTGCATCCACAATTACAGGTTGCGGGTAATGGATCCCCTTTTTTGTCAAATTTTATTGATTGGTCGTCGGTGTCGTAATAGGTGCGAAGTTTGCAGGCCTCGCACCACATACCATAGGCACCGGCGGGGAAGCCATAAAAAAGCGGCTTTTCATGGCCTATTAGCGCGGCACAATGGAAACAATGAGCGTCCGCGTGGCTTTCAAATTTAGCAAATTCTTTTTGCATGATTTCCCCTTTATGCGGTTTGCAGTTGAATAATTCGGCGCTGGCTGCCGGTTGCGTGGTCTTGAATAACGATATCGCGCGCGGCTTTGCTGGTGCCGGCGCACAATAGGCACGTTTCGCACGTTGCGCGGCGGCCTGCTTCTTTTGATGCTGGGCATACGGCCTCGGCCGGCTGTTTGTCGGCACCAATTGAGACGCGGAAAACCCGCATTCCGTAAAGGTTGGCTAAAGCTGCGTCGTCAAGGTTATCAGCGGAGGCCATTACAAGCGGAGCCCAGCGGGCATGGTCGAAGTCCGGCCTCTTCCATTGGTGGGAATAACCGGTATGGCCGGCGGTGTCGGCCGTTATCTCTTCCCATAATTCCACCGGTGCGGCGGCTCCGTCTCCGTAGGTTCCGATTCTTAACTTCCGGCCTTTTAGAATGGCGCGAAGCTGGGCGGGTGTGGCGCGTTCATACCGGCCGGCCTTGTATGCGGTATAGACTGAGCGCGGAGCCTGCCATACGGCCACATAGCATGGGGCTTTGCCGGTTTGCTTTGCGATTAGTGGGCGGTGTTCACAATCCCCACAAATTGAGCGATCCGCGCCGGTGCTGATGGCCTCCATGGGCGGTATATCTGAGCGGAGAATAAAGGACTGCACAAGCGCGCCGGTTTTATCGTTCGCGCTGTCGGTGTCGATCCGGTTAATGATTACGACAATTGGCCGGCCGTCTATGCGGCTGCGGCCTTCGTATGCGATATAGCCAAGGGGTTTATTTTTCATGATTGGCCTTCGGTTGAATATCGTTTCATGTTGCGAATGGGTGAATCGGTGTCGGTGTACTTTTCGACAATTTGAATTGTCCAGCCTGCGGCCTTGGCCGCGTCTAGGTATAGGGTTGCGTCGCAATCCTCTTCTAAGTAAACCATACCGGCGCGTTTGTGGGTATGTGAGAGCAAATAGGACAAATTGCTGATTTCATCGGCTAAGCCGAGCACGTCGATATCTTCGCGGGGTACTTCAAGCCAGCCATGGCCGCGGTCACAATGGAAAATAAGCTTTTGGGTTTTCATGGTTTAGGCTTTCAGTTTGAATTGCAGACACTCGGCATATGAGCCGGTGAAAATGATTTTGTAGGAATTGCGGACGGCATCCCCTTTGCATACGATAACGTTTCCGAATGCGTTAATTTGTGCGGTGTACATGGTTCGGGCTCCTTTTAGGTGCGGGTTAAAAATTGGGCGGCATTCTTTAAAAAGCTTAGCTGTCGGCCTATGCCTAAACCTTTAAGCGGTTCGCGTTTGTTTGTGAATTCGTCGCAGGCTGCGGCGTAATGCTTACCGGCCAAAATGACGGCAAAGCGTTCGCGGTGCGGGGCAAGCTGGGCGGCGGTGGTAATTGCCCATATGGCGCGATCTGAGGCGGGCAAGCCTGCCAAATAACAGTCGTAAGGTTTTATTACGTCGTCCGGCTCAAGTACCCCATGGAGCGCGGAGAGAATTAATACATCGGCACCGGCTGCGGCTGCGGCCTTCATGGCAAGCTTGAAGGCTTGGCCGGTGTAAAGCTCTGCGGCTGGGGCGGCATGATCAAGTTTGGCCATACTGCAAGCGATTAGATAGAGTGGTTTCATGAGAATAGATCCTTTTGTGGTTCGTTGGTGGGCTCGGGTTGCTGGCCTTTTTCATGGGCAATCAATAGAAGGCGGCGTTTGTACTCCGCGGGGGTTAACTGATAGCTGGGCGGCTTGGGGGTGTTTAGTTCCCTGTAGGCTTGGCGTAGGACTGCGGTTTGGACTTTCATCTGTAGGACTCCGGCGGTTAAAAAGTCTTATATTAATTTCTTGTCAAGAGGTCTGTCAGTCACATATGCGACAGTTAGACCATATGAAAACCCTACTGGGTTTCCGTCCAGGCTGTATATAAAACCAGGGCGGTTTGATTTTCCGCACTTTTTCCCCTAGAATGCGGGCATTGTTAACAGCGGAGCGAAACAGCTATGGTTATGTCTCGTAAGCAGATTAGAGAGGGATTAGCACAAGTGCCTATTGATTGCATATTGTCCGTTTCCGGTGAGCTAACCACAAAACAAAAACGATTTGCCAAAGCTGTGGCAGATGGAGAAACAAAAGCCAGCGCGTACCGAAAAGCATATAAAGCCAAGCCGGCACCTTCAACAATGGTTACCGCGCCCTATACCTTGGCCGCAGATCCTAGAATAAAACGAGAGATAGAAGCCTACAAGCTAGCTAATTTGGCGGCTGAACAACGGAATGCTGGACAATTGCGCGATCTCGTTATTCATTCCCTTGTGCAAGTGGTGATCGATCCCGAGACAAAACCTAGCGTTCGCATACAAGCGGCCAAAGTATTAGGCACAGTAACCGAAGTTGCAGCCTTCACCGAACGCAAAGAGATAACCACCATCAAGACAAGCACAGACGCGCGCGCGCAGATCATGGAGCAGCTCCGCAGCATGATGAAGGCCGGAGCGGCCGACGCGGTGGAGGTTGACGCGTCCGCGCTGCTCGAGGAGTTAGCACCCAGCGACCCCCACCCATCCCCCACCACCCCTTTTGACCAGGCCGGCGACTCAGATGTTACACATACTATTCCACACGAACAAATACCATCTGAATTGGATACTAAAGATGAAAATAAAACATAGGGGGGGTATATTTTTAGAACTTTTAGCGGGACGTCCATAACGTTATAATTCAGTTTTGGATATATAAAACTGGGATTGATATATCTAAAAGCGAATAAAAAAGGGGTGGGGGGGTATATATTTTGAAAAATTTAGAGGGATGTTTGGAGAAGATTATGAGTCCGGCGCAGGTTGAAGTTTTCAGGATTGTGGATGAGTACTGGAAGATGTATGGTCACAGTCCGACGTTACAGATAATTGCGGATCAGCGCGGGAAGATGGGTTTGGGGAACACAAAGAATTTGGTAGATAGGTTGGTGAGGATTGGGGTTTTGAAGAAGGTTGATGGGATGCATAGGACGATTAGGCCGGTATATATTAATTTTAGGAAAATTGATTGAGCAAGTTAGATGATTTGATTGGTAGTTTGTCGCCGGTGGAGCAGGAGAAGTTACTGTCTCAGGTGGCGGAGTATCGGGCGGCGCTTGATAGGGAGGGCGCGCAGGAAAAGTTTATGGCTTATGTGAAGATGATGTGGCCGGGGTTTGTGGCGGGAAGGCATCATGCTTTGGTGGCTAAAAAATTCGAAGCGATAGCAAATGGGACTTTGAAGCGGTTGATTATCAATATGCCGCCGCGGCATACGAAGAGTGAGTTTGGGTCTTACTTGCTGCCGAGTTGGTTTCTTGGGCGGTTTCCTCAGAAGAAGGTGATTCAGTGTTCGAACACTGGGGAGCTGGCCGTTGGGTTTGGGCGTAAGGTTAGGAACTTGGTGGGGTCGGATCAGTACGGGACGGTTTTTCCTGGTGTGAGTTTGAGGCAGGATAGTAAGGCGGCAGGTAGATGGGCGACAAGTGAGGGTGGAGAGTACTTTGCTATTGGTGTTGGGGGTACGGTTACGGGAAAGGGTGCTGACTTATTAATAATAGATGACCCGCATTCTGAGCAGGAGGCTGCGCTGGCGGCGGGAAATCCTGAGATTTACGATAAGGTGTATGAGTGGTACACCTCGGGTCCAAGACAGCGACTCCAGCCAGGTGGGGCGATTGTGATTATCATGACAAGGTGGGGTCAGAGTGACTTGACGGGTAAAGTCATTGAGGATTCTATTAAGCGGGATAAGGGCGATGAGTGGGAGATTATTGAGCTGCCGGCGATTATGCCGAGTGGTAAACCCTTATGGCCGGAGTTTTGGAGTATTGAGGAATTGGAGGCTCTTAAGGAAGAGTTGCCCTCCTCTAAATGGAATGCGCAGTATCAGCAGACTCCTACTGGCGAAGAGGGGGCTTTAGTTAAGCGGGATTGGTGGCAGAGATGGAAGAAGGATGATCCGCCTAGATGTGAGTTTATTATTCAGAGCTGGGATACGGCGTTTACTAAGAATGAGCGCAGTGACTATAGTGCTTGTACGACTTGGGGGGTTTTCTATATGGATGAGAATGAAAACGACCCTCATGTAATTTTGCTCGATGCGTTTAAGAAGCGGATGGAGTTTCCTGAGTTGAAGGATACGGCTTACAGGTTTTACAAGGAATGGGAGCCGGATGCTTGTGTGATTGAGGCCAAGGCTGCTGGCGCGCCGTTGATATTTGAGTTGCGCAAGATGGGAATTTATGTAGAGGACTTTACGCCGAGTCGGGGCAATGATAAGTTTGTGCGGTTAAATTCCGTGACTGATTTGTTCAGGTCGGGTAAAGTATGGGCACCTGAGACGAAATGGGCTGATGAGCTTATTGAAGAGGTGGCTGCTTTTCCGAACGCGGCTAACGATGACTTGGTTGACTCGACCACTCAGGCACTGATTCGATTCAGGCGGGGCGGGTTTATCTCTCTTGATTCGGACGAAAGAGATGAGCCACAAATTTTTAAGCGACGCGCTGCGGCGTACTACTGAGGTAAAAAATGGCAACCAATATAGATAAAGCTTTAAACCAACAACCCCAAAGCATGGACGATCTCTCTCAAAATGAGGACGCCATAGAGATTGAGATCATTGATCCCGAAGCGGTCAACATAAGTATTGGTGACTTAGAGATCAGCCTGATGGACGGCGATGACGACTTCAACGTGAACTTGGCCGAAGAAATGGACGAGGGTGCGATGGCTTCGGTGGCTGGAGAATTGGCCGGAGATATTGAGAACGATAAAAATTCCCGCAAGGATTGGGAGAAGGCTTATACAGAAGGCTTGAAACTGTTGGGACTCCAGTACGAGGAGCGTACAGAACCTTGGAACGGCGCTTGTGGTGTGTTTCACCCCATGATTACAGAAGCAGTGGTTAGGTTTCAGTCGGAGACTATTACTGAGCAGTTCCCCGCCGCAGGCCCTGTACGTACAAAAATATTGGGTAGAGAGACTCCTGAGAAGCAAGAAGCCGCGGTGCGTGTCGAGGCTGACATGAACTATGAGTTAACTGAGGTCATGCGCGAGTTCCGTCCTGAGCATGAACGTATGTTGTGGAGCCTGCCCGCTACTGGATCAGCTTTTAAGAAGGTCTACTACGATCCCAGTTTGGGACGACAGGTATCTATATTTATACCCGCAGAAGATATTTTGTTGCCCTACGGAACGACGGACTTAGATACTTGCTATCGGTTGACGCATGTCATGCGCAAGACTGAGAACGAGATTATCAAGCTTCAGCAAGCAGGCTTTTACCGCGACATTGAGCTACCCGATCCCGGCAAAGAGTCAGACAACATCAAGCAGGCCAAGGATAAAGAGACTGGCTTTTCTGATCTCAACGACGAACGTTACACCTTGTATGAATGCCATGTTGACTTGGTATTAGAGGGAGATGAGGACAAAGACGAAGACGGCGAACCCACTGGCGTAATGCAGCCATACGTAGTTACTCTAATAAAAGGAAGCAATGATGTCTTGTCTATTCGGCGGAACTGGAACCAAGATGACCCACTCAGACTCAAGCGCCAGCACTTTGTCCACTACCAGTACATCCCCGGCTTTGGAGCTTACGGCTTTGGACTCTTCCACCTCATCGGTGGATACGCTAGGTCGGCCACCAGTATCATGCGTCAGCTTGTCGATGCTGGGACGTTATCTAACTTACCCGGAGGTCTTAAGACTCGCGGAATGCGCATTAAGGGAGACGACACCCCCATCGCTCCCGGAGAATGGCGAGACGTAGACATTGCTTCTGGGGCGTTGCGTGACAGTATCCTGCCCTTACCCTACAAGGAGCCAAGCGTTGTTCTGTCCGGACTGATGGACAAAATTGTGGAGGAAGGCCGCAGGTTTGCAGCTACTGCCGACATGAAGGTGTCGGACATGTCCGCACAGGCTCCTGTTGGTACAACACTGGCATTGCTCGAGCGCCAGCTTAAGGTTATGTCTGCGGTTCAAGCCCGTTTGCACTACACATTTAAGCAAGAGCTGCGCTTGTTGGCCGCGATCATCCGCGACTACACCGAGCCAGACTACGACTACGATCCAGTTGATGCCCCGCGAAAGGCTAAGCAGTCAGACTATGACCATGTAGACATCATTCCTGTAAGCGACCCTAATGCGGCAACGATGAGTCAGCGGGTTGTGCAGTACCAAGCCGTTATTCAGATGGC